CCGACCGAGTACAAAAACATCCGGTTGCAGAACTATCGTTCCTCTCGTTGTCACTCGCACGAAGTGGGATGAAGGAAACGTAGTTTTCGAGTGGGGTAGTTCTTAACCTGGATGTTTTTGTACTCGGTCGGCTAACGCCTCGCGGTTCTCTTATATATATATCTTTTTTTACAAGGCTTTGTAAAATGATGGGAGCAGCAGAGCGACCATCGAGTGAGCTTGCGATCGGGAGTATACCCATAAGGTAATGTAACTATAACATGTGATATAACCATTTATATAACAAGCCATGTGGACCATAAAGTAAATTATATGGGTATTTATACATCCCATTATATGGAGGCCTATTCTCTCGCGCCTTCCCTACCAATCCTATATTCAACTAAACCTTAAGCCTAAATATTCTATAACCACATTTTTACAACACCCACAGTTCTAGCTATTTTACTTAAAGTAATACAGGATACTATTTCAATATACTTATGACCATGCCAGAAAACAATATAGTGAAGACATATGATATTTGTTTACGTAAAACCACGGACGACTTATTCAAACCGATTGATGATGAAAAACTATGTTCAGTGGACGTAACACACATGTTCCCCCAGCAAGTTTTTACTGAGAAAGATCTTAGTCGATACTCATTTGAATGTCATATTTCTGATGATATAATATGTCTAGATGTCATGTATGATAATAAGCAAGTCTCCCGTGCAGGTAACTCCCCGTGGCATTGTTTCAAAAAAGCTTCGTGGATGCAGGCCATCATAGATATTGAAAAAAATGAAGTATGGTTGGATGTTGGTTTTATCCCCGACCAATCTTAAAAAATTGTACGTTGGTTGACTTTTCAAATGACTTAAGGATTTCCTACATAATAATAATTATAAAGTAATGAAGCAACAGAATAAATACGCAAATTCAATTATCTACATGATTAGACACAAAGACAAAACTATCAAGGATTTCTACATAGGTTCCACGTTGAAGTTCAACCGGCGGAGAAAAGAACATGCACGTGACTCTACACATGCACCACGAGGCGTGTATTGTTTTATCCGTGATCATGGTGGATGGGACAACTTCGAAATGATCAAACTTAATGATGTCATTGCCAAAGACTTACAGGATCTTCTCACTATTGAAACACAGTACATTGTGGAGTGGGGTGCTGACTTGAATGAAAGGTTGCCCATCAGATCCAAAGCCCATAGAAAAGAAGTCACCAACGCATACAGTCGACTTCAGTATTACAAGCGCAAGAATTCAGAGGTGTATTTGGATTATCAAGCTCGGACAAAGGACAAACAAGCCGAGTATCACAAAGCCAGAAGGAAGACACCTGAATACAAAGCCATGTGGTCCGCAAAACTGACATGTGAGTGTGGAGCAGTTGTAACTCGAAATAGTATACGCTCACACCGTAGAACTGAAGCACATGCCAAAAGACTCTACGAAAAGGTAATACTCAATAAAGTTCATGTGCCACGCCCGAGCGCCAGGAGTAGTATTGTGTGTGAGTGTGGATGCAAGCTCGCCGATCGAAGCAACATAAAAAATCATACACGAACTCGAAAGCATATACAGCTCATGGCAAAGATGGGTAAACAAGTACCAATCGTAGAACAGTTCAAAATATTTCGGTAATCTATTATCACATTTTTTAGAATGTAATAATATAAATGTCTGAAAAGGACGATAAACAAACTGATTTCAATGGTACAGATATGAGAATATACGAAGTGAAGCCAACCATAGCTAAGATAAAGTTAAAGCGTGAACTACATCCTGCACTACCTCGCCCACCCACTAGTTGGTTCTTTCTTATGGGCAGCGGCTATGGTAAGACAAATTTAATATGCAACTTAGTACATAGACCGGAGTATTATGGTGATGTATTTGAGAAGATACTCTACATATCTCCCACCGTAGATCAAGATAATTCCAGCCAGCCCTTCTTCCACGAAAGTATGGAAGATATTGTGGATATACATACAGATGCTGAGAATATGGATGACATCATAGGTGGATTTATTAGGAACACAAAAGAACTATATGATCCTAAGTCCAAAGACAAACCCAATCCACCTGTGTCACTAATCATAGCCGACGATGTGTCAGGATATCTTAAGAATAGTAATGTAGTAACAGATTTGATATCCCGAAATCGACACTACTGGGCATCAATCTTTATCAGTAATCAAACACTAAAAACTGTACCCAGACCAATTAGATCACTTGTTAAGAATATCGTATTAGCAAAGTGTACGAATGATATGGAAAGACATCTCATATTAGAAGAGTATTCAGGTAGATTTCTTGGAGGTATGAACCAGATGATAGAGATATGGAATGACGCAACTTCCGTGCGATTCAATTATCTCTGGATCAATATGCAGAATGAAGCAGATATACGGATATATCAAATTGGTGCTAATGGTCTAAATGAATACAATGGAGTCAGTTCAAACTCCTCCGATACACCACAGACAGAAGTTGCACCAGAAGAGATCGAACCCGAAGAGAAGTCAATATCATTACAACTTAAGGAGATGGGAGACGATTTCGTTTGTGATTCATGCCAGAAATCATTCACGTCACATCATTCCCTCATAAAACACGAGAGATCCAGAGCCCATAAAAAGAGATCAGCACAATTATTGAAATAATGTAGAGCTAATATATAATGCCAAAATCACCCAAGAATAAGAAGGATGATGTACCACCTCAACGTAAATCTCAGAATGGATGTATGCGCTCTGGATCTATTAATGTTGAGGATGGACTTAATATAGGCAAATTCCGTCTATGTGTCAGCGAAGACGGTGAAACACTACAGATTTGGAAAGATGGAGAGTTAATCAATACCTTCAAATAAATTGTCTGAGTAATTAGTATATGAGTTACTCAGATTACCTCAAAAAATTACAGTTTGGGAATGTTAGTGAAAGTGTGGACGCTTTGAAGCAACACCAGCTAGGTTCACTTACCAACCCACTGGATAAACAGATAATAGGACTTGATAGTAACATCACTTCCCTGACAGGAGATATAAATTCCCAGAATGCCACAGATACAGATATTACAACTGGTCTGGGCTCTCTCGGTGGAACTGTTGAAGGAATAGCCACTATGAAGAAGTTATATTCAAAGTTCAAGGACTTTAAAGATAAAGCAAGCGATTTGAAGGACAAGCTTACAGGCAAAAAGAAGGAAGGAGATGAAGGAGATGAAGAGGCTGAAGGTGAGGCTGAAGGTGAGACTGGCGGAGATGAAGGAGGAGACTTTTTATCAGGAATAAAAGATCAAGTATCAGGAATAAAAGATCAAGTAAGTGATCAAGTATCAGGATTGAAAGATCAGGTAAGCGATCAAGTATCGGAACTACAACAAAGAGTATCAGGAGATGGAGGGGCCAAATCAGATGCGCCAGATGGAGATATAGAGATGACAGAAATGAATGGTGATAGTGATGTTGTTGATGGACCATCTGAACTAAATCAAGTAACAGATACTCCACTCGACCCTACTGAGATCAATGTACCAGAAACAGAGCTCGGATCAGGCACCATGACTTCCACCGAACCCAGTGGATCCGCAAGTGGTGACATAGAGATGCAAACATTCAGCTCGGATGCACCAGATGCTGAAGCTGATACATTCACAGGAACCGGAAGCATGGACACGGAAATGACCACATTCAGTAGCAACCAACCGAGTTCATTAGGAGATGTGGGTTCTACTCCAAACTTTACAGAGGCTGACACACCCACTATTGCAGAGAGTGACCCTAACGCCGGAAACGAATTATCGAGTGCATTGGATGATGTAAAGGGTCAAGTAGGTGATGCTCAGGATACATTATCAAGTCTTACCAGCAAACTTGGTATAACCGCTGAGGAAGGTGCTGAAGGTGCTGAAGCTGCTACTGAAGCTGCTACTGATGCTGCTGCTGATGCCACTGAGGTCGGACTAGAAACTGCAGGCGGAATCGCCGATGCAAGTGGAATAGGTGCCATTGTCGGAATTGGGCTCCAGATTGCAGGGGCGGCAGTAGCAATAGGCACTACGGTTTCAGATAGTACGAGCAATCCAACCAGTGACGAGAGTGAGCTCGATGCAGATGAGCAGAAGGAGGATTCATTAAAAAATCAAGAGTTAACTGACCAGGCTGCAGTAGCTAAAGAACAGTTCACAGGTGCTAACATCACGCCCGACATGTCTTCCCTCACTTTACAGAATGTAACATCAGGCTCATTTTAAAACATAAAGATCATTGGTGTTTATTATTAGAATAAAAAAGTATACTAATAATATATAATGAATACTTTAACGAAATCATCCTATGTATACTCATTACGGAAAAACAACACATATCATCCTGGTGATGTGGTAGAATTTTATCTCACTCCGTCCAATGCTTTCATAAATACACAGAACACCCATATGGTGTTTAATGTAAAGCTCACAGGCAAACAATTCAAAGGTTGCCTATCGAGCGATGCAGGAGTGTACAGTCTGTTCAGATCGGTAACTATCACATCCGGTGATGGCGAGACTGTTCTTGAGGAATTAAACTACTACGCATTAGCTCAGGCCATCAAGTACCACTTTGAAAACAATGAGAGTGGTAACAACTTGCAATATCTTCATGAAGGTAGGCCCAATAAGAACCACCTAAATCCTGGTGACACATCATACAACCAATATTGTGATTGCACTGACGCCAGCGGAAACCACTACAACACGGTAGAATGCACGGTTCCCCTGTGGTTAAGCGGGATCTTATCTCCAAATAGAACTCTGGTCTGGCCAAATGCATACACAAGAGGACTTAGAATAAGGCTCGAGCTTTATGATAGTGAGACCGTTTTTGAGGCTGCGCAAGCTCCTATGTTCGGTGTTGATGGAGTAGCCAATGGAGAATATGGAGGTTACAGTGCAGTGGCATCATATCTCTGCCAAACTGCTGCAGCGAGTGGAAGTAGAAATATAGTCCTCAAGAAGGAAGGTGACAGTATCGAGAGGGCGGGTGTTTTATCTGCTGATATAGCGCCGGATAAAGACGGAGTTGGATGTGCTCACCTTTTCAGTGCAGATCAATGGATTAACATAAATTCAGTGGAGTACCAGATCCATAGTGTTGAGATTAACGGTGACAACAGAATCAGTATCACGCTAACAAGTGATCTTACGGCCGATGTAGCGGTAGACGGAGCAGTCTGGGTCAGTACATCAACTAGTAGGAATGATATAAGTGTAGATATTGATAACGTGAGAATGAATGTGTCAGTAGCAGAGCCACCTAAGGCATTTGTTGATACCATGAACTCTAGACTAAAGTCAGGAAAGATGAACCTGGATATCAACTCGTATACATGCTACCCCTTCAATCTCAGTAAAGGAAGTTTGTCCAATACCATCCCACTAAATGCTAGAAACAAGAGATGTAAGGCACTAATTGTGGTACCGATGAGTGGTGGGTCAAAATCATCCATCCCAACTAACAAGAGTTTCACACCAACCCTAGAAACTCCTCGTAGTTATCAGCTGGCTCTTCATGGAGGAGTATTGGCACCAGATAGATTAGTTAATTTGGAGAGATACAACAACGAAAGATATGATGCTGTTCATTTGAGAGAACTTATGTTGGGTCTACAGGCAGCAGGATACAAGGTCAGAGATATCAGAGATGTACACAAGTTCATGACCATCGCACGTAGGTTTGCGTTACCAGGCTATAGCTTCGACGCTCAAGGACAGATAAGTATGAATCTAAATTACAAAGACCTGTCAGAACCGGTCGTACTAATGAATTACCTTCACCATAAGAGACAGATTCAGGTCAGATCAGAAGGTATCAGTGTTGTAACGTAGTATCTTTGATAATACTTTGCCTAATCGAATGAACGCGCAGCTTCATTAGATTTTGTAACATAAACTATTTATATTTATCCTTTTATACTTTTATCACTAATAGAAAACAGGTAGGAGGTAAAATAGATTTTTAGTAGAGGAATAATAATTGCTGTAGAGAAATTACATTACGGAAACTCGTAATATAATTTAGTTATTTTGGTATTAATGGATTATTATTGTTGGCTGGGGAAGAAATAATAATGTTTGTAATATATATAAATAAATGGCTGAAAAAGTCGTAGCAGTTCAAAGATTAAATTTCAAAATGTACCCGAGAGATAGAACAAAGACCGGAACGTATCAACATAGTAGCGGATCGCCCTACATCGTCTTCCAGTTCGCCCAGAACGCTTCAAGAGTGATAGATCCAAGTTCTGTTTTTCTCTGTGGTAAGTTCAGGATCAAACACAGCCAGAACGATCAATGCCCAGCGAATGTATATGATATAGCCGGAGCTGCAAGCAATAACATCGAAAACCATGAACAAGTGGCTTACCCTAATAACAGAATAGGTGTCAACAGTTTCATCCGCCAAGTAGTCGTAGGAGACTTACAAGGAAGTGCCTTCGAGTTCGCAGATTCATACAATAGGAACCTTGCATCAACAATCGCCGTTCAGAACAGTTATAAGTCTATGTGCTCTTATGGTAACATGAACCTAACTGCTTGTGCAAATAATGATGTTATGGCAAGAGAATCCAGCTCTACTATGGAGTTCGCTATTCCCCTCCAGAACGGATACTACAGATCCAACCCCACTCTCAATCTGGAGAGAGGTCAGGAGATTAAGTTTCAGTTAGAATCTGATTCCAATGTACTCTTCGGAGCATCATCGGGGGCTAATAAGTATGAATTGAGCGACGTTTTCCTTTCAGGCGATTTCCTTGTGATGAACAAACCACTCACCGGCATATCCGAGGACTATGTATCGTTCCACCAGTATTCTAACAACTTGAATTCAGGTAATGAACATCTCAACCAAGCTCTAAACCTGTCAAGAGTCAACAAGATCTTCCATAATTTCCTCGTAGACAAATGGCAATCGAACCCAGATTATGATACATTCTGTACTCCTCCCATTATGGACGCTGACAAAGATAACGCAGGAGATTTCGTAGAGGCAAAGATCAAACAGTACAACATCAATAGATCTAACGTCAGATATCCAGATGCTTACATGGTTAACGAAGAGAAGGCCAACAAGGATGACGGCTTTCAGACAGTGAGATCCAGAAACTTCATTAATAGTATAACTAACTTCAACACCAATAAGAGTTGCTTGATCAGTCCACAAACGGAAGGATTGGATAGTATGGTTATGGCCAGATCTGACTATTTCAAGACTCCTCAGGCTCCAGACTTCGGATTTGTTCCGCAGTGGACTAAGAACTCTGGTACTGGTGCATGGAATAGAGACGGTAAGAAAGAGAGTGGTTCGATGGTCTACGGCGTTGGAGTAAATCTCGATCAATTGAATATACGAGCCTGGAGTGCATATAATGATGCCACCTACAATTTCTCAATTGAGAGTGAATTGGACAGTGAACCCAACAAGACCTTTGTCTTCTGTTCCGCTGAGACTCAACTTAAGTCCACTGGTTCCATGATCATCGCCACTAACTAAAGTGAGTATTATTTACAATTTAAATATATTTGTTAATAATATAAATAAAATGGCTAAAATAGCAAATGACCCTTTTTCTACTCTGGCTATTGATCCAGAAATTAGGCACATGGACATTCAGACAACAAGCATATACCCCCGTTCTATCAATGATAGTGAGCAGGGTGGCTCTGCAAGTTGGATATTCCCAAGAAAGGGAACATTGAGTCGAGATACTCGTGTGGTTCTTCCTGCTGTATGTGCACAAAAATGCTACCAATACCCTATAAATTGTGGAGTGTGGGCCCTTATAGAAAAGGCCACATTTTCGACTTCCAATGGATCCGTTTTTGCCGAAGTAAGTAAGGCAGGTGAGATATATCATATGTTGAACCTCACAACTGGACCCGAGAAGAACCTCAATGTCACAGCCCCACTATCGGGGATAAACTATAACTTCGAGACTGGTTCCGGAAGTAAGTTAACCAACGATCCAGATGGGATGGAGAACCTTGCTGGTCAATACAGACTAATCTGTGATGATTATAAAGAGAAGAAACCTTCTGTTAAAAGGTCTGGACGTTTGGGTTGCAGACCGAACTGCTTAGACGGTCAATCCCCGAGTTTCTTGCTTGAGACAGATGAGAACCTTACTCAACAGCTATCAATTGAACTCTCAAGGTTATTTCCTGGATTATACGGTAATGGAGAATTCGAATTGCCTCTGTTCGCCTTGACAGACAGTCTTATCTTAGATCTGTACTTTACAAAAGATGGACCACTCGGTTCAAATGACAGAGCCATCTACCTTCCAGAACTCAATCCGAATGATCCCAGCAGTATCACCTGTGTGGGAACTACACAAGTCGGTGCATGTGTCGCCAAGAAGAATACAAAGGACCAGATATTATCCAATGGTTCTGGTACCGGAAGTGGACTAAGACTCTTGGTAGACTTCGGTGATGACGAAGCAGGTACTATGGAGAACGTGAGAGTACTTGATGGAGGTTCTGGTTATGTAGATATGGATGTTATGACTTTCACAAATGTATATGACTATGCGAGCGGAAGTATCACCTTAACACCTTTGGACACCAACCTTATCGTAACTCCTGGGTGCATTTTTGCGGACTGGAGCAGTGATGCTAACTTCCATGTACCCGCATCACTTGCCGGAGCAGATTTCGTAGAAGGTAATGAGTATGTAGTCAAACATTTCACAAACAGTAATCAAAATTTCAAGATAAAGGCGGTATCTGTCAATACTGATGGAGGTTTGGTCGAGTGTACTCTTGCTGATAAACAGACAAATGATAATCTGTGTATCCCTATTTATGTAGACACTGCGCATGCAATGCTAGTATACAAGACCGATGGAACTACTGACAGTGGTGCCAGACTAATGGTCAACGTCAGCGTCACTACTTTGGCGGGCGATGTTACAGGGGCTGTACCGAACGGCTCGCTCTGCTCGACAGCGGATGGTACCAAGGTTGCTTTAGTGACAGAGCTCACAGATGCATACATTACAGAAGTCGTGATGGAGAAAGGTACTCTCGCAGAAGGAGATGTATTCGTATTGACTGCCGGGAACAGCTTCGAAGTCAAGGCAGCCGATCTGAAACGGGTGTTTCTCACTGGAACCAAACAAGGTGCTAACCTTGCTCCAGGTGATCTTCTGTATAATACCACTATCACTAAAGGGATAATGGTTGTAACAGTCGATGCGAACTCCATACCAAACTACGGTTATGTTATCCAGGGAACCATCGAAGTAGGTGATGTCCTTAAGAAAATGAAGGAGGATGAGACTCTGGAGGACGGTGTATACATGACGGTTGGAACTGTCATCGATCGGTACTTGAACGTCACAACTTCCGTTGAAGGTGAAATAAACGTATCAGACACACTCAAAACAGATGGAAATGCGTCTACCTTACGCGTTGAAAAGACGGTCAATGGACAGATCACACAGGTCGTTCATTATACTGGGGCCGAGCCACAAGTGGGTGATTCTTACTTCCCTGTGGATGGTGCTGGTGATGCTATAGTAGCAGGGGATACCTGGATGGATATCGTGACAGTGGGTGAATATGCAACGATCCCAAATAGTTCTTCATCTAAGATCCCAGTACCCCAACTAGGATTAGACCCCATCCACAACTTCGACGATCTCGATGGTCAGAAGATTAAGATCCTTACAGACAAATGTTTCATAGCAACAGATTTAATCTATAGGATGGACGGTACTGAGGACATCATAGGAAAGGCTGTGATGGGTAAGGGATTGCCTCATGTGTACACTCAGTTCGAGAACAGTACCTTCACCCTGACCGAAGAGCCAACCCAAGTCAACAACTGGGGAGACAAAGAGACTATCCCCGCAAATAGGTTGATCGGTCTATCCAACAATGTTGTCAGAAATATCATGTTTATGGTACAGAACAGCGGAACACAGAACAGACCAGACCTTCCTTACTACAAAAAGCCCAAGGTCAATCCTCTCCTCAGCAAGTACCACAGTAGATGTAGTTTAGCAGAAAATGGATTTAAATATCAATGGGAAATAAATAGTTTGCCCCACTACAACTCGGGCCCTGTTGAATCCGATTTCAGAGCATTCAGAGAGCTGTGCAAGTGCAAGGGGAACATGTTCCTCAACAAGGCAATGTACAGTGCTTGGAACAACGCCCGTCAGTTGGATAACGAGGATGGAGAGCTCAGTGATGCTAATCCGTCCTTGCAGCCTGGATTCGTTGAGCCCGAGCTTAACGCAGCCGGCAACAGAATGGCGACACCCAAGCACCAGATCAACGAGCGTAAGGCTGGTATGAGTAACCAGGGATACTACGGTGTCAACCAGGCTTGCTTGCGTGGTATGAACAACTACCACGGTACAAGTTTCAAACTCCACAGAAATGGTCAAGCTCTCGGTAACGGTATTGCAGTTGGAAACCAAAGTGTATCCATGGAGTTGTACCAGGACGCGACATACGACCCTAATTATTCTGGCAGCTGTACTCTGTCGGTTCATTCGGAAGTAGAGAGATCGTTGCTCATACAAGGCGGGGAGATACACGTATCAACCGCTTCTTTCTAAACATTTTTATTCGGTTAATATTTCGTAATAATTGTATTATGTAATATTATAAATGGAATCAATAAAGCTAATTGAATGTAGTAATAAAAAGTCAATTTTGTATACACAAAGTGATTTGAGGAGTCAGAAGAATGGAGCATGGGAGAACGAAGCCAACATTGACGTGAACGTTGGTGATCAGATAAACTTGGAACATGGAATACTCAATGTAACGGGTCTGAGTGGGGATGGTACGGTCGAGATTGACGCCACAGATCAAGACAGTGGGTTATCCGACAGTAAGATCGGGATGAGATTCACTGCCTATGTAAATGACAACGGATACAACACTGTGAATCTGCCATTTGCTGGTTTTCAAAAAGATTGTAAATATCCACTAAGATATGCAAGTAATGAAAATGCCTATCCAGCTCTTGACAATCTGGAAGTGAAACCAGGATCTACGTGGGATGATTGCGATATTATACCGATGAAAGCATACACAGACAACACAGATGGAATAGCTCCCGTAAATGCGGGAGAACCGAAAGCAACAAATGATACGGATGTGCTTGGGGTCATTTCCCAGATGCATTTTGAGTTCACATATGGAGAATGGGATGGTATTCTCAATGGATACGGATCAAACTTGAAGACCTATTACACCCAACCAGCTAGTGAAGGTTCATTGAATACGATCAGTGGAAGAAAGTTCACGCTCTTGGATGAGAACTATCTCGGCCCGTTTAGAAAAGATGATCAAGGAAACTTTAATACTGAAGATGAAGACCTCAAGCCGATGTATATGGATCTCAAGATTAATGTTAATGGACCCTTGTACGAAAGTCCCTCCACTATCGCAGATGTAATTAACGAACAATTAAATCAGACAGACTCCTTCAATGATGCAAACAATATCACACACTATGTAGACAGTAGGGATCAAGTCAACAAGCTTCCCGCCCTTACTGGACCTCTGCTTAAATTGAAAAAGGTTAATGGATATGTTAACGATACGAGATCATACGGGGCGAGTCAGAAGGTCAAATTATGGCAATCTATTGGTGTGCTGGACTGGAGGAAGTGGGTCGGGATACATGCTATCATGAGGACAGATTTGGCATTCAATTACGAGTTTGCCTTTAATAGTGGCAGTGTCGCTGACGTAAAGAAACTATATCAGCCTTGTTTCCTGATGCCCAATGGAAATATTGACAACCAGACGTATTATCCACGAGTCAGTAAGGTATTCGAATATGGATACGTGAAGAGGGGTGGGGATTTTGAAGGACCATCCGGCAGAAAGAGTCAGACGATGTTCTATGCGGATCTTCAACAGTATCAACTCATGACGACCAATATGAAGTACAATGAAGACAATCTGAAAAGAATCCAAACATATATGAGAAATACAGAAAAGTATGATGGTACCTACACCGACAAGGATTCTCAAGATACTGACACCGATAATTGGAGAAGTCACTGGGATGTCGGTTTTAGTCATCAGAGTATGTTTGGCATGTACAACAGTACACGATCATTGTACTATTGTGGACAGGGCAACTTCGATCTGTCTCAATCTGTTCAGGCAGACAAGGGGAACACAAGTCAATACGGCTACGCTTTCCCCTATCACCCTTACGAGAGTGAAATCGATGTGTTGAGTAGTACTCGGTCTGATTTTCCGGATATCGGATACACTCAGATGATCTGCCCGGACGAAGATGCTTCTGATGATAATGGAGATCATATCAATGGATTGTTTGTTATCCAGGCCATCTACAAGAACGTTCCACATAGGTTCAAGGACAACAAGAACAAGAATGCTGCAATGGCTCTCTACAGCAGGTACGACAAGAACATGAAGAGTAAGTTGAAGACGGATATATTAGAAACACATAGTGTCGGGGATGATAGTCTGAGTGAGAAGTACGATGTGGCGGTAGTTCCAGTGACGATGTATTCTAACAAGGCTCCGAAGTTGGTTGACATCACTGACACATATTGGATCGGATGCTGTAAAGATGTTGCGGACGATCTTAAACCTATATTCCCTTGTCCGGATAAAAGCTTTATGTACAAGATAAGTGCTGGTAGTAATGACGATAAGAAGACTCACGGTGGGTATTCGCTTTATATATGGCAAGACTTTGATCCAACGGGATGGGAAGAAGTGGAAGATGCGTACATATACCACTTTGCAAACCAGGTCCGACCAGATGGCAGGGACGAAGTGAACGGGATCAAGTATGATGGAGAGAGTGTGATCGATCTTAATTCGAACGGATATCAGTTCGTGGTGGATTTAGGAAACACACGGAGATTTGTTATCGACTTCTGGAATGAAGATGATACGAGTCATGCAAATGTCTACTTTGCGGAAGGATACTCGAATGATGCTGGTCCTGAATACGGTAACAAGAATGATTACAATCCATTGGGATCGGCTCCTTTAAACGCAGGAGGTGGGGCTGGATACGAAGAAGTATGGGTGACAGACTTGCATGTCATCTCCACAGATCCCGATAGTCCCTATTACGTACACAGTGCAAGTGATTACCAGTATATTGAGATGCCAGGTCTGAATGGAAAGAATCCAACTGTCTCCGACAATCCTAACAATCAGCAAGACACGGTATGTGGATTGGTCTTGTACAGGGATTCTATCACACACAACCTTGATGGATCGTATGATATCAGTGAAGATTTTGCGTTGCCCAACATTCATCAGGCCCAGTTCTGTTGTTCGGCCAGTTTCATGGATAACGAGGCTGTCTGGCTTACCAATAGTAGTAGATATGATAAAACCACAGATATCCCTGACGATCAGACCCTCAACATTAACTACTTGGCTGTGGGGGCGAATAATCCTACCTTTGCATTTGATAATGGAATAAGTCGTTGTACATTCACCAATCTTCATATCCCCAAGATACTGGGAGCGGATGATATGCCGTCTAAGGATGGAGATCTGGTGACATCAACCATCGGAAACTTTGCTGTAAAGATCGGAGATAATAAGATTAAGAATAAGTATCTATTTGCTATGCTTGATAAGTATGATTCATCTGGTGGAGATGGGAATGGGACGATTGACGGAGATGGTGAGACGATAAATTATCTCTTGAATTATTCTGTGTCTGGTATCAGTATTCATTCTCTTTTCGGGGAGTCACAGGAACAGGATAATCCAGATCTTGATGATATGCTGGAGTACACGAGTGATAATTGGTTCGGGTGTCTATTAAGTAAGTTGGGATTTGAATATGAGGATCTGATCCCTCGTTTCGGTGTTCCACATGTTATGTATGATGAATCCATTGTATCCAGTACCGATCCTACCTTCAGGTACAAGCGGTTGAAGGATCTTACGACCAATCCATTGATTGATATATCAAGTGCCAATAAGTTACCTGTGAAAGACTTTACTGACACGGATTCGGTTGGTGCGGGACTTCCGACTTACAGTCTGTCTGTTGGTTCTAGTCAGATACCTTCCAATCTGGATGGCTCCAATAGTGAGAAGATCGTCGCTTCAAACCTACCCATTAAAAATAACGATGCCTACTACACCGTGTACTGTTCGCTGTCGACTGGTGGATACTTCTCCAACAATAGTGAGTATGCCATAATCGGTTTGATATCTCGCAAGTTTATTGAAGGCGATTACATCTTCTCAGAACCGAACAATCCTATCACTATCGATATACCCAAGAAGATTAACTCCATCAGGGTCGAGATCAGAGATAGTTCCGGGAAGATAGCTGCCCTCAATGATGACAATACTCTCGTCTTCAAACTCATTAGAAGAATACCTATCGATGATTCTAAATAATTATTATACTTTTATACTTTTATCACTAATAGAAAACAGGTAGGAGGTAAAATAGATTTTTCGTAGTGGAATAATAATGGCTATAGAGAAATTACATTACGGAAACTCGTAATATAATTTAGTTATTTTGGTATTAATGGATTAAATAAAGTTACTTGCGTTTCTTTTTTGGCTTCGATTTCGGTTTAATAAATATCTGATCTGGTTTCATCTTCGGTGGTCTCTTCTTCTTGTATGGTTTCCCAAGTGAAGAGAGTGTCATTCCTCCATATTTATTGTCTGGCTTCATCATTTATATTACTTAAGCAGATATTAATATATTAGACTGGGCAGTTGATCCTGGTTATTTCGCCACTCATATTAGAATAATTGTTATAATTTGGGATCAGTGTCCGCTGACTGTTTGATAAGAACACACACAACAAAAATCCATTCTGGGTTGGTTCATTTCTAGTATATTCTGGGCTTTAACGAGTTCGGAGTGTTCTTCACATTCAGTATTAAAACGTAGCGGGTTCAATATATTAACCTATTATGCAGTCTTTCTTGCAATCATATTACAAATTCGATTACTCTTGAATAATTGTATCTGCCACGTTACCATATATCTCTTGCTGAGATTTCTAGACATATTGTATAGTTCGAGTTGCATTACTACAAACAAACATAATAAATGGGATTTAACGATCTCTAATAGCGATAACCGTTATTAGAGATTAATAATAATATATTTATTCATTCACATTCCATCATATTCAAAGATGCTTTTCCTTTTGTCCTTATAGAGTCCGGTATGTTGGTGCACGCTCTTACACAACTGCGTGTACTCGGATCCATGTCCCCTTTCATACAGATACTTGTTCTTGGCTTCCAGATCTTTGACCCTCTCCCTGATGGAGTCAGTCTCAAACTGTGATTCATCATACAATTGCATATATCTATGTAGCTCCTTCTCGAGGGAATTCCGTTCTTGTTCATATCTGTCAAGTTCTTCCTGTGCGTTCTCCTTGAATTCTTTCTTGTTTTTCTGTTTGAAAGCCAGTAGCTCCACATCGTAAACTGTGTTACCATTCAGTTTCTTATCTCTGGGTTTGAACTGTACTTTAAACATCGTACGAAACTCCCCTATGTTCGTTGTTTCCGTGTGTAGTTGCTTGCAGTAGCCAGTGTAATGGCGATAGATCTTCTTGATAGTCAATCCACTCTTCGGTTTCGATCTTACATATTCAAAGTAATTTTCAAGGTCTTGCTTCTCCGATTGGGAATTGATGGAGTCACGTCGTTCCTCATCCCATGTATCCTCCGTCCGATTATAATTATATGATCGAGTGGTAGTGATCGAAAAATTACCACTTGTTTTCAGAATTTGACTGAGCGTCTTCTCGAGTTCTTTCGTTTTCATTATATATATTATTGATGCCAATTATTTAAGGGGTTTACAATTTTACAAACCACTTAAAAACAAAAAAGTATATTATAGTATATGCCGAAGAAGTCTAGAAAGACCATCAAGAAAATAGTTAAGAAAGGACAGGGATTCAGTTCCAAGAAAAAACAGGTTTACAAAACCAGTGGTAAGAGGGGAAAACAGACCACTACAAAGAAGGGGGCATTCACTTTACCAAAACCAATGGAGTTTGACACCCATGTGAGAAGTGGAAAGAACTTCCCCATCGTAGAGAACAGATATGTGTTCGAGAAAGGAGTGGATAAGGGCAAAGTGGATGCAGCCATTAAGAAACAGTTGCAAACCTTGTTAAGGACGAGAGGTAAGATCAGTTTCCAAGTCAATTATATGATCGATAAAGTCTACACTAGTGGTTTCCAGACTGCCACCAATATGGGGGACATTGAAAAGATGTCCTTCAGTAGTAATATGTTTAGGGACTATCAAGATGAAGAGATTTATGACCACCACACAAAGATATTGGAAGCAGGTATCTTTCTTATTGAGGAGAAGACGAAACACAGCAAGATGGTGGGGTGTACGAATGAGACGAACGATTGTCTCTATGATGCTATCATGACAGGATTCGGAAAAAAGAAGCCTGAAGTGTTGGAGAGTGCAGAGATCTTTAAGGATTGGCTGGGTGTTGATAGGAAAGATTTAATTCACATCAAACTGGTCCCGAAGATCGAGAAGAAGCTCAAGGTTAATATTAATCTCTGTGGATCTCACCAGTACGTCAATGACAAAGTGAAATATCCCAGAAGCATGACCATCAGAATATGGAAGGGTCATGTGGAGAGAGTGTTCGCCATCAGTGAATACAAACAGTTGAAGTACGGATACAACGAATGGTTCAAAGGCCGTAAATATCCCATCTTTTACAAGAAATTAACAGATGGTACGATAAAATTGTGCAGATTGGAGAATGTCAAAGATGGGAATCCTATCGTTTGGCATGAAGATCTCTCGTTTCTGGACAAGTTTTACCAAGACAAGAAATTGGCTGATACATACTTCCTGAAAGAGGTGGATCAGGAGAAAGAAAAGAATGAAGTAGGAAAGACTGTATACGTCCTACCGGAACCTGAGGATGTTATTGAGAACAAGGTAGAAGAGTGGGTGTTGTTTCAGAGAGCCACTTACCAGCAATTGAAAGGAAGAGCTTCAGGTGCATGCAATCTATTTAGGTGTAAAGGTTCATACAGAGTGGCAGCGCTACATTACTTTTACACACTGTTGCCGAAGAGCCTCAATTGTGATCCTTACTCAAGAGATGAGCATCAATATCTGTGTGAAGACTTCTGGCTACGATCGGCGATGGGAGGAGCCTTGACTTATGCTGAGAAAGATACCAAGCTCGAGAATGTCTATGATTATGATGTGAATAGTATGTATGGATCAATAATGTGTAGTATGGACTTCATAACTCGTCAGGGTGAATTTGGTGTTCTGTTTGAGATGCCAGAAAAGATCAAGAAAAAGGATTATTATAGCATTTTTAGGTGTAAGATTACTGGGATTGATGAAAAGGTCTTTCAGAGGAGTAGAACTAACTTCTACACAGGGTTTGATGTAAAGACAGCCCAAGAAGAAGGCTACAACATCGAAATCATGCGAGATGGATTACCCAATGTCTTGACGTACAGCAAGAAGTGCCGTGTAAGTGGGGAAGAAGTGTTTGGTCAATTTATACGAGATATGTATCTGTTGAAATCTACGGGTGTGGAGTGTGCAAAGTTTGTTATGAATAGTCTGTGGGGAAGTTTATGCATGCGAGTGTTGAAGGAGTTGAATACACTGAACGGTCATGTACACATTGAAGATCCTGTGCTTATTCATTCTCTGTATTTTAGGTGCAAGATCAATGGAAAGAGGCACTATGCTGTAAAAGTGTATGAGAAAGAGAGTCTACAGAACTGCCCTGACATCAGGATCAAGCAGTTCAAATACAACATGGCTCGATTCGGCCCATTCCTACTGGCTCTCGGTAGAAGAATGATGGCCAACACTATTCGCGAACATAAGGATAAGATTAAGTATGTCCACACTGATGGATTCATATCCACCGAGGAGATTCCAGAGCTACCCATCAGTAAAGAACTTGGAGAATGGAAAGTAAAACCATACAAATCGGCTCATATCATCCATACAAATCGTGTCGTGAAAAATACTTAAGGAAAATACGTCTATATTATTTATATAAGTAATGCAGGCAACAATTTATCAGATTAAAAGTGAGAAATTCGAATTTGAATCCTATGTGGGATCGACTACTAACTTCAAACAACGTAGAAAGAGTCATAAATTAGCATGCACAAATAGCAGGATTAAAGGCTATAACTATCCAGTCTACAAGTTCATCCGCGAGAATGGTGGCTGGGATGACTGGGAGATGATCAAACTATTCGATGTCACAGTCAAAGACCGAAAAGAATTATACAAGATAGAAGGGCACTGTGTGAAGGATTATGGTGGAACTTTAAATCGACAAATACCAGGTAGAACACAAAGAGAGTACTGGCTACAGAATAAAGAGAAAATACAAGCTAGTCAAAGGAAATATAATGTCAAGAACAAAACACATAAGAGAAATTATGACAAAATATATTCTGCAAAACATAAAACTCGATTGAAAGGAAAGCAACGACAATACCGTGAAAGAAACAAAGAGCTCATAAACATTAAAAATAGGATATATCGTAAAAAGAACATCGACAAAATTAAAGCACGGGACAAAGAGAAGACAACTTGTGAATGTGGGTCTGTTTTATCTCGTGCAAATATGGCACGACATAAAAAGTCTGCAAAGCATTTCCAATTCATGGAACAATGATAACGTTAATAAAATAATATTAAAATTATTACTTTTTATGTTCTTTCTCATATTGAAGAACCATATCTTTTACTTGGGTCATTAAATGGCTTCTTGGCTCAATACTAGTATTCTCATACCCTCGCCACATGACTTCAAACTGTATTCTCCCATTCTTTTTGAATCTTCTCACAAGTTTCGATATGATATACTTCTTCTCATGATCATCAATTTTCTCTTTAGAATCTGCCAATCTAAGTTGCTCCCGTGTATACAAAGCATTCCCTATACCGGATACCGTATAGAGTGGTGGTTGGGATTGCTTTAACCCCACCTTAGTGATCGTTCTTACCCTCTCTTCGAATCTTAGATCACTCGATCTGAACTTTCCATGTAACCGCTTCCCACTGGCAACATCCTTGGGCTTATCTAGTATTACGTGTACTCTAGTTCCTTCTTCCAATAGTTTGCATGATGAACCCGAACACTTCACAGTATCAAGATCCTCGATCCTCTCTTTCACAGACGGTTGATTTTTTGTAACATAGGCATTGTAGGCTTTCATGATCTTCGGCAATAGATCCACCCACCTTCTATCAGTGACACCTGTATCAAGCTCGTTGTCGTTCTGTTTCATAAAAATAAATTTACCAATGACCTTGTTAACGTTCTCGACTAACCCCTGTTGCCTACTTCTACCGGGTCTACCAACTTTGTGATCTATGTCTTTCTTATCAAGATACGTATCAACAGCTCCTTTAAACTCTCCACCATCATCTGTCTCTAATCTGCGGCCGGGTTGTTGCAAGTACTTACCAGAAAAGATAGACTTCAATCCTTTTAATACTTCGCTTGGAGTTTTTGTTTTCAGAGCTCTAGCGTCAGCCCGCTTAGTGGTGGTGTCAACAGCAACCAAAGCGTATCTATAACCATTGTCGACTGGGAGAAATAGTAAATCTGCCTGTATGTTGGCATACTTTTCGAAATCGTCTATAGTAGGTCTCACTTTCTCTTTTGGTGGAGCTTTCATTAACTTGGCTGCTTTGGAATTGGATTTAACACCTATCTCCTTACTTATGTCATCAAAGAGTCCCATCTTCTATAAAATATACTATGAATAATAAAACTAAATGATAGATCTAAATCTATCTATCTATCTATCTATAACTCTCTAATAATAAGTAAAGTAAAGTAATAAAGTAATAATAAAGTAATAATAAAGTAGCTAATAGGGGGGGAGTAAAAAGGTTATCCAAAATAGTTTAATATCTTAGCGTAATCCGGAAGGCGGGGTTTTGAAGATTAGCCAGTGGAAAATGTTTTGCTTAGTAAAAATCTCAAAGCCCAAACGGTGATCTTTATTAAGACATAAAGAGATAAATGATTTGTAATAATTATAGAAATGTCAACCATAAAACAAAAATGCAAATATAATCAAGGTAAAATCTATGTTATCAGAAGCAACAAAACAGAGAGGATATATATTGGGTCCACTTGTCAAAGGTTGAACCAAAGACTAAATGGGCACCGTTCGGATCGCAGAAGATATAATCTAAACAAACAAACCTATTGCACTTCATGTGAAATAGTGGAGCTTGATGATCACTACATTGAGTTGATACAAGCATATCCTTGTAAATCTCAGAAAGAGTTACGTGACCGCGAAGGGTTTTATGTCAAACTGTATCTGGATAAATGTGTCAACAAGGGTATTCCAGGAGGTACCGATGATTATTACACTGCTCTGAAATCTACTTATTATAATTAAGATACTTAAAGATAAATTATTATATAGTTATTATAGAAATGCCCAGCAGCGAAAAGTCTCAATCAAAAGAATGGGAGTGTGACCAGTGTGAGAAGACCTTTACCACAAAGCAGAATATGTTAAAACATAAGAGAACGAAGAAGTACAAGAGGGGTTGTAAATCCATGACCTATGAATGTCAGGCTTGTATGAAGAAGTTCAGAGCTCAGTTCAAAATAGATTATCCAGATACATACAAGAAGGAGTTAAAGGAGAGATTTACATTTGAATACAAGGGTAGACTCGATACCCATTTCAAATCAAACATACACAATGACAAGGCTAGAAAGCCCAGAAAGAAGAAACAGTTTGATCCGGATGATAATCAGTGTTCAGTATGTTACAAACAGTTTGACATTAGAGAGTCTTACCTTAAGCATATGATTGATCACACTTGTCCAGTTCGTGGACTCGGTAAAATCTATTCCATATCGGGTAAAATTGATTCTCTTATTCGGTCAATGAAAAAGCGTACCGGGGAGGATGAAAGCGAATACTCAGAACGGAACACAAGACAATCCACAGAACTCTATGAATTGGAAGAGATGAAGAAGAAACACCAAGAGTATTATGATAAGAACAAAAGAAAGTTTGATACACCCAAGGACAGATGTGACTACATTTCAAGAATAATAGACAATGAAGAACGAAAGAGGGTAACCAAGCAAGTGACTATGAATTCAAGAAAAAAGCATCAAAAAAAGAAACAACCTCATATGATGAAAGTGAAAAAACTTGATTAAAATTTTAATTATTTATTATTGTTAATATTAATTACTGATAATAATTGTTTATTGGTCTTGTACAAGGGGCTGGAGTTTGCTGTATCGATCGACCATAAGCTTAATGTTGTTCATGTACTCCTGCTGTTTGAGGTGGATGTTATCGCGGATCTCCAAAGTTATGTTTGTGTTGTCTTCTAGAAAACCCACCACATTACCCTCAATATCGACAATTCTCATACGGATGGTATTCAGTCTCAAGGGATAAGAGTTCTGGCAAGTGTTGTACTGTTCTGTGTTGGGTGTGGCCTTGAATATGTGATCCGATGTGCGCGACTCTTCAAGATCTATCTGACATAGAATCTGGTTCATACCTCCACCATTGGCATAACCACTGATATTATCGAGCGGCAGAGATGGACAACTTAAATACATATTATCATACTCCATCGTATCCGTCTGTACGTCAGTCTCTGAAGTGACTCCATTGGTGTATGGCTTTGTGTTGTATTGCATCCCTGTTCCGTTCATAGAATCAAACTTCAGCATATCTGTATTGGGTTCCTTACCTTCATCGTCGAGCTCCAGATCATCTCCGTCCCGGTAGAATTCCGGATTAGGGGGATTTTCATCGATAAAACCATTTTTAGACATCGCTCTGTACATTGCTCGCGTTACAGACTTCTTATCGTCAAAGTCAGTGACCACAGTTAGCAGTCTATTGACATCCTCGTTCACAGAAACCCTGGCCTTGAATCCGTCATCATAAAACCCGTTCTTCTCGTCAGGGTCATCGACTGCCGCTGTGTATCGAATCCTGTCAACAAACTCATCCGGCTTGATGTTCGTAGAGTTCGGAGTGAAAATTTCAACACCTAGTCTGTTGGGAGTGTCTTTGGATGTCGCTTGTCTGGCTGCCAATGCGGGGAATGTTTCATTAAACATGTCGACCCAATCGTCAGCATCAGTGTCGAAACTCTGCACTTCTACATGAAAATAACTCCTGTACGCATCTTCATATTGGTGGCACTTAATTCTGAAGGTGTTGTTGATCGTATACTTTGGGAGGCTACTTCCAGTAAGCCTCTTCGTCTTGATAGTTTGCAACTCGCCTGCCTCATCGATGTAGTGGTAGCGAAAGAGAAGAAGCTTATTGGAAAACTCGACACTGTATATGTACTTCTTACTGAGGTCGTCGATAAAGATTTCTTGTGCTGTACTTTTGTCTTCCGATCCCCAGTATCCATCTATTCCGAGATCATCGTACTGAACGTCCCCAAAATAGAACTTTATGTAGTGGCCAGTGCTTTTGAAACCAGTAAGCCCTTCTTCATCGACCTCTTCAAATGCCGAGAAATCACACTCAATCAAGTGACTTAATCTCTGTGCTTCATTCGTGGCACCGCTTAGACCGGTTACGATCGGGGCGGATACATGATATCGAGAGGCCTTCCCCCTCTTCTGTAGTACCACACCGTAGTAGTCAGTGTCTTTGACGAGTTGTACAGGTTCCACTTGACTCATCGGATACAATTCAACTTGGTCATCATCACTGTCGTCTCCCTTAGCAAAGACCGCGTCAAGACTATTCTCGTCAAATTGCCTCCAATACTCCGAAACACTGTCTGTTAACGCTATGGTCGGGCATTCGTACAGTTGCATCTTGGACAGTTTGATGTTCAATTTCCCATCTGTCATGGAGCAAGTCGATCCGCCTCTAAACAGGCAGTAGGCTTCCATGGCATCATCTATGGCAGTTGTAACCATCTCCGGAAGTGTTTCAAATGCACCTTCTCCAGTATTTTGCAAACTCCACACGTTTTCTTCCATTCTGATAGCTATCAGTGGCATAACCGACCTTTCGTTCAACCAATGATCGACTCCGATGTAGAATGTATCATTCTTATCATTAATATCAAGCATATTCTCTTTTGGGTTCACTGATACGCTCAGTACCCTCACCTCCGAATATGGATTAATGTTTACTTGTGCAGGCAGAGACACTTCAAAGTCTGCATGGTTATTACTGTTCAAAGAACTCAGATATAAGTACTTATTTGACATTTATAATATTAGAAAACATATTTGTTTTCTACTATTAAATCTGGTTTATCTCAATCGCCAATTATATGTTTACTCAATGATAAATTTGGTCTTGCCATCTTTCTTGAATTCCAAGTTTCCACTATTGTTCTGGATTATTTCATAATTCCCCATTTTGATGGTCTGATGTGTTGCTGTCTGCTTGAAGATGACTTCACTGTTGAATATTAGTTTAAGCTCATTATGTTCATGTTTTAACACAATGTCGCCCTTATGGTAGGGGTTTTCAAACTCCACAGTGTCACCGATAATCGTATATGTGCTCATGTATACACTAGACCGAGATTTATATTCTCTGTGTTATTTACCCACTAAAGGACTAATGTAAAAGTGCGGTCGGTACGTTCCATTTGGTTCCATGAAGTAGAACATTAATTTGTCCTTCTCCACTTCTACACACGTCGGTATCGGTCCTGGACTAATGAAGTAGTACGTCCCATCATCCGTGTGACCTTTGAAAAATGATCGGAAGATACTATCCTGCTTGAGATAGTCGCTGCTTCTGCATACCGTCTTCCATATCCCCTTCTCTTCAAACTGAAACTGGAGATCAGTATCCCCTGCAAAAGCTCTCCACCTGTCTTTGAAATTTATAATACCATGTGTTGTCATTATTATAAATTATATTATGTAAAAAGTTAAAAATAGGTTCTATTAAGCGCCATCATCAAAGGTATGATGTGTCTGCCAAGCGGATCCATCCCACTTCTGCATTACCAGACTCCCGGTATCGAGTTGCATTCTCCATTGGTTAGTACCAAAGTACATAATGGGAGCCTGAACAGATGTATCGAGAGCTACTGCTGCTGCGAGTTTGGCTGATGTAATGGCATCGTCGGCTACCTTTGCTGATGTAATGGCATCGTTGGCCACATTTGCTGTGGTTACTTGATTCGCTCCTATTGCTGCTGTAGACACAACATTGACGGCAAGCATAGTGGGGGCGTTAATTGCTCCATTTGCGATGTGGTCTCCGGTCACGCAATCATCTGCCAGTTCTGCGGATGTGACACAATCTGCGCCTAATTTTGCATTTGTCACGGAATCGGCTGCTAAAGCGGCGGTTACGACGGAATCGTCGGCCAGTTCTGCGGATGTGACACAATCTGCGCCTAATTTTGCATTCGTTACGGCATTATCAGCTACAGCAGCAGTATCAACTACTCCAGCTGCGAAGAGATTAGAGTTATCAATATCTCCTGCCGATAAAGAGACTGTGCCGATATATGTCTTAAGCTGAGATCCTGTGCAGGTCTTCAAAGCCTCGGAATCATCGGCATCAACGAAACTGAACTTGTCAGCGTCGACCGGAGTTGCACCAGGTAAGAGGTTAGTATGGTGAAGGTTCCTCGCATCAAGAGTAGACTGGTCACTCAATAGAGCACCTGCAGCTCCTACCGGGAGGGTGAGGGCAATGTTTCCCGCCTCTGTTGGGGTTGCAGTTAGTGTCACTGTCTTGCTGTCATCGTCATCTTTGTGTATGCGAACACCCGCCTCAGAAAGGAAGATGGATTTACTGTGAAGTTTACCGTATGTGTCATAGTCTGAACTACTCATTTATATTATTGAAATACAATAAAATAAAACTTATACGTTGATCGGGGTTAAGTCTCAAAATATATCTCAATACTCCCATCAGCGCACTGCCTCATCTTCTTCCTTCCAGTAGGAACGGGAGCAACATAAGGTTTTGGCTTTGCTTTCGGTTTGGTATTATATGATATGACTCCGTCTGCAACTAACTTCTTGTACGTTTCTTCTTTCTCCTGTTTTCGTTTGGCCTTGTTCGCCACTCTGACCTTCTCCTTCTCACCATAAAACTCCTCAAAGTACTGCTTCGTCTCAGCCTTCTTACGTGCCCTCTTCTGTTCCTTACTCTCAGTAGACGCTTTCGATACACTTGAAGGTGCAACACTTGAAGATGCAACATTTGAAGATGCAACATTTGAAGGTGCAACATTTGAAGAAACAGGTGCGTTCGTTTTTCCTTTTGCTTTTGCCTCTCGTTTCAACCGACAATTCTCACTACGCGTGGCCCTCATTTTGGCGAGCTGAGCTAGTCTTGCCTCTGTCATCGCCCTCTTCTTCCTCGGCTTTTTGGCGGGTTTGCTGTCTTGCTGGCTCATTATCTGCTGAATATCTACGCTCATCCTCTCGAAAGACAAAGAATCATTGGAGTTCTTTGTCTTGCCTGAATTATCGCCATTCTCGAAAGACAAAGAATCATTTGTCTTGCCTGAATTATCGCCATTCTCGAAAGACAAAGAATCATTGGAGTTCTTTGGCTCTTGCTTATTTTGTTCCTGTTCCTTGATGAAGAAATCGTTTTTCGAGTATCCCACAGGTTTTTGGGTGAAACTTTTAGTGACTGATTTGGCCTCCTTGGGTTCTTTTTGCAGGAAACTGAAGTTCATTTTTTTGGGTACTGCACTCATATACAATAGGCCAGAGAATTTTACAGTGACTGTATGAATTTACAGTCAATACAGTCATAGTACAGTCATGATACAGTCACATACAGTCAGATGTTGACTGTATTACTATATTATTATTACAGTGTGTGTTAGGTTGACTGTAATTTTCCTTATGGTAGTTTATAATGAGCAATAATAAGATCGAGTATCAAAGCGCATACAATCAATATTGTCGTCAAGAAACCATGAAGGAGATGCATACCCGACTGGTCACACGGCCAAAGTTCTCAAAGCCGGCCAGAAGGTTGACGTCAACTTTCAAGAAAGATTATTTGTCATTAAATAATATTATACCGGTAGATTATGCACTAAAGCCCATAATGTTGACTGAAACTACCCACCTTGGTGCTACAATCTCGAAGAAGAAGAAGGAGAAGAAGAAGAAGAAGAAGGAGAAGAAGAAGGAGAAGAAGAAGGCAAATAATGACAACCCATTGATCATAACTTTTGGATAGTAATTTCGGGTATAGAATCAGTATCTAGTCCATTAATAGTTAGTTTGACATTATTTTTGAATTCATGACCTAATTCTTCCTCGATTAGTTTTTGCTCATCTTCTGTCATTTCCATTGGCCCTGTGACGGGTGTGTAGTTGTATGGGACTGATATAGACGTCGAATTTAAATTAATAAAACTATCGCTTGGAGGAATATACAACTGTTGTTGCATGGCGGCGGGACGTGTAACTTCTATAACTCGATCCTTGCAAAGGATGTATGTCGTTTTGTATGTTGTTCCTTTGGTAGTAAAAAAAGCAGGTAGTGTGGTCATTAGTGTGTATACAAATTGGTAGCATGTATAACTTTAAGTTGAGAAAATCGAAAATGTGGGAAGATTGAAAATGAGAGATTGAAAAGTTAATTTTGACTTAAGGAAATGTGAGATATGGTTTGGTAGGGAAGGCGCTATATAATGGCAAGTATAAAGTTTCCCATATAAATTTCTATAAAGTCCACATGGCTTGTTATATATAAGAGTTATATCACATGTTATATTGTTTCTATTCCCGCTCGCTCCGCTCACTCGTATGATTTACATCATACTAACAGACCCATCGCTACGCTCTTCCCACCTTGGGTCTGTGCGTTTATCCCCGCCTTCACACCACTTCGTGTTCTACGAACACTTCGCTTATGCTCGGTGCCAACGCTTCTGATGGAACCATAAAGTATTTACTCCCGTTCGCTCCGCTCTCTCGTGTGACTTGCAGTCCCACATATATAAGAGTGCGTGATGAGGCGGAGCCGATCCGAGAGCAGACACATCGGGTTAAGAACTACCCACTCGAAAACTACGTTTCCTTCGTCCCACTCACGGAGCGACAGCGACCAGAACGATAGTTCGCAACCGGATGTGTCTGCTCTCGGATCGG